GGAAATCATCCTATTAAGATTCAGTTGGATCGTTCTTCTAGTACTCTTATTGGTGGTGCAAACGGAGCAGGCAAAACAACATTAGGTTTTGCTCTATCATACGCGTTGTTTGGTAAGTTTCCGTCCGGTGCAAATCTACAAGCTGCTATCAATTCTGTTAATGGTAAGAATCTTCTTGTTAAGCTAGACTTTAGTGAACGAGGTAGTGACTATCATGTCGTGCGTGGTGAAAAGCCGAAGAAGTTTGAAATCTATAAAGACGGGAATCTGATAGATCAAAATGCAAATGCTCGTGACTATCAGAAAATTCTTGAGCTTATCATTGGAATGGATTACAAGGTATTCACTCAAGTAGTCTTGCTTAACAAAGAAAAGTATGTACCTTTTATGGAAATGGGTGCAGCTGATCGCCGTAAGATTGTTGAGGATATACTTGATATACGAATATTTTCTGAAATGAATGATGTTTGTAAAAAGCGCATCAAAGAAAATGATCGTGAAATGTCAAACACCGAGCATAAGATTGATATCAAGAATGCTGATATTGCTGGTCAACAAAAATTGATCAATGAAATTCAAGATTCATTGAATGAGTCTCAGGAAAAATCAAAAGTTGAGATTGAGTCAAATCAAAAGCTTTCTCAGAAATATAAGAACATGAAGTTTAAGCTAATTGATCAAATTAATCAGATTGATATTAGCGGACAAGCTAAAGCGAAAAAACGTAAGTCTGATTTTGAAAAGCTAGCAGTTCAATTTGAAAGTCAGATCAATATGGCGAAAAAGAATGCTGCGTTCTTTGAAGACAATGATCACTGCCCTACATGCGAGCAGTCGATTTCCGAAGACAAGAAATCTGAAAAGAAAGAAGAGTGTGATCACAAAGTCTCTGAAGTTCAGTCCACCGTATCTGAAATGATGGATGAACTGCAGAAAACAATTGCTGAAGTTGAAGAATATGAAAAGCTAGAAGAAAAGCGTCGTAAGCTACGTATCGAAGTTGATCAACTTGATTTTAAAATTAGAGAAGTAGAGTCAGCAATCAAAAGATTACAGAAAGCTTCTGAGAATGATTCTAGTGCAGATAAATTAGAGACTGCTATATCCTATTATAATGATATTGAAAAGGAGATAGAGGGTCTTAGAAATGATCTAGAAAAGTTAATTAAAAAGGATGAAGACCTAAAGAAGCTTCGTGGTATGTTGAAAGATGACGGAATCAAAGCTGATATCATTAAAGAGTATATGGCTCTGATGAACAAGAAGATTAACGAATATCTTCAAGCAATGAATCTGTATATCAATATGGTCCTTGACGAAAATTTTAAAGAATCGTTTAAAGCAATGCACAAAGAGAAGTTCACTATGTCCAATCTGTCAACTGGTCAGAAGACTCGTGTGAACCTCGCAATATGGCTCGCTCTGCTGGAAATTTCTTCAATTAAAAATAGTGTTGTGTCAAATGTGTTATTTTTAGATGAGATACTTGAAGCATTGGATGCTGAAGGTGTTAAAGATACAACGAATTTGTTTAAGGAAAAGCTCAACGATAAAAATATATTCGTTGTGACTCAGAGATTTGATGAATTTCAAGATTTATTTAGAAATCAGATACAGTTTAAATTAAATCAAGGATTTACGGAGATCGTATAATGAGCAACAGTGAATTTAGAAAAGCACTTGCTGAATATGGTACAGGTAACTTACGAATGATAAAAGATAAGCATGGCCATCGATTGTTCTGTTACACTAAGCAGTGCTTCTTTGATCGCAACTCGTGGAATGAGACAACCATATCTCATCGTGGTCGACTATACTTTGAAAATGTAAAAGTTAATCATCCATTCAAGAAAATCTTCAATGTTGATGAGGTTGATTCTACACAGTCTGATATTGTCGAGCGTCGTATGAAAGAAGAGCCGTACGATGTATATGATAAAGCAAACGGGCATCTGTTTATCATGTCCAATTTTGTCGACAGTAAAGGCGAGCAGCATGTTGTTTTTTCAACAAAAGGATCACTACCTAATCCAGAAAATGATTTGTTGAATGATGACATCAAGATTTTTGTTTCTCTATATGGAGAGCAGCTTGACAAGTTAGTTAACATTATGCCAAATTGCACATTGATGTTTGAGGCTATTGTTGCTCATGATAAGCATTCAATGTATGATCTACAAGTAGAACAGTATGGAAAAGAAAACTGTTTTGTTCTATTGGGTGCAGCGGTTAATCTTGGATACGACTATGATCAGCTAGGTGAAAAGTTTGTTAAAAGTGCAGTCGTTCATTCGAAGCATAATAACACTACACTTGAAGATGAGCCATGGGTAGAGTGTGAATGGGATCAAATGTATAACATTGCTCAATTCATTAGATGCCCTATCATTGAAAAGTATGATGAAATGGATGGCACTCCTAAAATGTGGAAAGAACATACTGATCGTGAAGGTTATGTCATTCGATTCTTGACTAACAATGATCGCGTCAAAGTTAAGACTGATGAGTACTGGAAGAATCGTTTTAAGAAAGACTTAACACCAGAGAAGATACTTGGCATGTATGTTAAAGGTGGTATCAAATTGATGCAAGAAAAGCTACCTGAAGAAATGGCGAATGGTGCAATCGATGTTATCACTAATAGACATGAAAACTGGTATCTGTCTGATGTTGTTGATCATAAAGAAGTATATGGATTCATAGCTGATAAGCAGGATAACTTTACCTCAGAAGATCGTAAGTGGCTATTTACAAAATCTCTATATACAATTCGTCAGAGACAATATATAATTGCTATCATAGAAGGTAAAGGCATCGATGTTGTTGCTGATAAAACATTAAGAAATGATTTTGTTGAATATGTAAAAGAATCATCTAATATATATGACACAATATCTAAAGAACTAGAGGAAGTCGTTTATAACGCACTTTAAAAGGTAAATGTTATGATGTTCATTATGAGAGCTACAACATGTTCAGGGAAGGACACGTTTATTGCTGAGCACTTTGAAAATCCTAATCATGTATTCTCGTCAGATAACTTTCGAGAAATGTTGTGTGGAACAATGAGTGTTCAACAGTTCAATAAGCAAGTATTTGATACAATGCACGGCATCATCGATTTTCGTTTAGCTAACAAAGTAGACTTCACTATTTACAATGCTACAAACTTGCGATTCAAAGACGCTTCTGCTGTTGTTGAAATGTGCAAAAAGTATCATGTTCCGTATATCTTTATTTCGATTGCTCCTCCTTCGCTTGAAGAGTTGCATCAAAGAAATGAGATTAGACATCTTGAGAAAAAAGTACCGCTTATTCCAGAAGGTGTTATCAACAAGCATTTTGAGCGGTATGAATCTTGTCGTCCACGCTTTACGGAAGAAGCATTTTATAGTGACCTTTGTAAGTTCATTGAGGTCGATCAAAATTATGAGGTGATCTGTGAAATTTAAAGACAGGATGAAATCAATAATGCCAGGTGCTATGCTCATCAATGGCAATGATCGTCCAGTTATTGCTATTGGTGATGTACATGGTTGTGCAAAAGAATTTGAAGAGCTATGTGCATTGATCACATTAAAGTACACAAACCCTTTAATTGTACAGGTTGGTGATCTAATTGATCGTGGACCTTATTTCAAAGAAGTGTTTGATGTCGTAAAGAAGTATGATGTTGTTACTTTAACTGGAAATCATGAGTTGAATTTCTTGTTAGAATATAGAGGATTAAAGAGATGTAATTCTTTAGCAAGAAGGGAATCACATGATCGTATGGCTAGACTATCTACTGAAGATCAAGAGTCTATCCTTGAGATTTTGGATAAGTCGTTAAATGCAGTAGAAATAAACTATGATGGTGAAAAGATCTTACTGTCTCATTCTCCAATCAAAGGAGTTGAGTCTTTAAACTTTACATATAACGCATGGGGCTGCTGTACAAGAAATGAACCTTATGATCGTACTACATTGGGTGCTTATGAATGGAAAGCTGTTCATGGTCACCAGCATTGGAACTATACCCCAATTGAAGATCAGATCGCAACAAATGTAGCGTTTAACGTTGATGGAGGCGTAGTATATGGTGGAGAGTTAGTTGGTCTTGAAGTTTTTACTGAGAAGTCAATTACGGTGAAAGCAAAGAAAGTTTACTTTAATAAATGAAATACAAATAGATTCATGTTATAATGTATATGAATCGAATTAACTTATGGAGAAATATATGTCTGATATGACACTAACCCTTAGCAAAGAAACAACCGATACACTGAAGAAGCTTTATGAAGTCAATCAAGGTGTCAAGTTTGTAAAAAGTGAGAATACACTGAAAGTTAAGTCTACTGATAATAGCTTGCTTGTGCATGCTAATATCGAAGAAGAGTTTCCTCGTGACTTTTATGTCTATGATCTTCGCGAATTCCTGTCTGTTGTTGGAATCATTGACAAACCTATCCTTGATTTCTCAAATGACAAATACGTTCAGATCAAATCCGAAGATGGAACTCAGAAGCTTCGATATATTGATGCTGATCCACAGTTTGTAACATCGTATGTTGATAAAGTGCCTAAGCTGCCTTCATCTGACATTGAAGTCGCCGTGACTAAAGATCAGTTTCAATCTGTTATGAAAGCAGCACAGACAATGAAGCTCGACTTTGTTGGATTCGTATGTGACGGTGAAATGATCACTCTGTCTGCATTCAACAAAAATAACGGTGATGACAATCAAACCAATAACTTTTCTATCGAACTGATGGACGGTGACACTGAGTTTGAAATGTTCTACAAGTTGGATCAACAGAATATCCCTGTCTTGCTTGGCGAAGGTGATCTTGACTTCACCATCTCCGAAAAGAAAATCTCAAATGTAAAAGCTGAGAGCGGTAAAGAATTCTGGATCGCTCTTAATGCGAATTCCAAGTACGGTTCTTAATACATTATACATGATGGTGCAGAATGGTATATAATGCTGTTCCGCACCAAACAAATGACGGAGTATATTAAATGGCTGTAACATCGCTACAGAATGAATCACTTTGGGTTGAACGGTATCGCCCGCAGAATCTGAAAGAATGTATTCTCAAAACTTCTACTATGAAAGAAGCTCAGAGTATGATCAAAGAAGGTCATATTCAGAATTGTTTGTTTTATGGTGGTCCAGGCACGGGCAAAACAACCCTCGCTCGTGTTCTATGTAAAGAACTTAATCTCGACTACATGATCGTAAACGCTTCGAATGAAAGAGGTCTAGATGTTATTCGAGAAAAGATCGCATCATTTGCAAGTACAGTGTCAATGTCAGGAAATGGTAAATGCTTTATCCTAGATGAGGCCGACCACCTATTACCTGGTACACAAGCTGCTTTGCGTAATGCTGCTGAGGAATATTCAAAGTCATGTTCAATCGTAATGACTGCGAACTATCCGAATCGTATCATTCCTGCTCTCCATTCTCGATTCGTTGGTGTTGACTTCAATGCTGATAAGAAAGAATTGGAACAGATGCAAGCTAAAATGTTTATGCGAGTAGTTGACATTCTTGACATGGAAAAAGTCGAGTATGAAGAACGTGTCATTGCTAGTGTCGTACAGAAACTGTTCCCAGATAATCGAAAAATTCTCGGTACTCTTCAACAGTATGCTCGACATGGTAAAATTGATGAAGGCGTTCTGATGACATTAGAAGATGTCTCAATCGAAGCTCTCATCGAAGCTATTCGTAACAAGAAAGCTAAGCAGGCTCTTCAATGGGCAGAGGATAACAAAGACAACGATACTTCGTCTATGTACGAAAATATCTTTAAGTCTTTAAAGCAGTGGGTTGATTCATCTTCGATTCCAGATGCTATTATGATCCTAGAAGATTATCAGCGGTACGATTCATCTGTTGCTAGTAAAGAATTGCACTTAGCTGCAATGTGCACAGAAATGATGACTTCCTTGGAGTTTAAGTAATCGTGGCTAAGCAACGAAAGCTAGACGAAAAGCAAGAACGAAAGATTGGTCTGTTTGATCTCGTAAACGATATATCGTCAGACAAGAAATATTTGTTTAATGATGATACTGCTGCTGTGTATGCACCGTTTATGATCAATAAAGCATTCAGCCAGCATGTTGATACAATTATGTTAGCAAATGAAATGAACAAACGACCATCTCTTAGCAAAGAAATGCATCATGATTTTATGTTCTATTCAATCGATGCAAAGAAGCGCTATGGAAAGTGGGCAAAGCAAGAAAATCGTAATGTCGATGTTATAAATTACATCAAAGAGCAATACGCTATTGGAAACGAACGTGCTCTTGAATATCTTGATCTAATGACTGAAGATGAAGTAAAACAAATTGAAGCAACACTTAAAAGTAAAGGTGGTAAAAAATGAAGTATGATACTCGCACTGATCGTCAAGTAGTTTTGTCTAATATGGTTGAAATCAATTTCGTTGATTCTCCTGAAGATGGGTTTCGTAAAGTAAAAGAAACTCTCGAGCGTATGGGTATACCAAAGCGTGACACTAAGTCATTGATTCAGACAGCTCACATCTTGCACAAGCAAAGACGATACTACATTTGCCACTTTAAGGAGCTCTTTGCATTAGACGGTAAGGCTGCTGAACTTTCGGAAGAAGACGTCGGTCGTCGTAATCTTATTGTAAAATATCTCACTGATTGGAATCTCATCAAGCCAATCACTGATAATGCTGAGCGTCCTATTTGTTCTCCACGTCGCTTGAAGGTGGTCAAGTATAAAGAACGTGAGTCATGGGTTTTTGAATCCAAGTACTCAATTGGAACATTGAAGCAAAACGTAGCATGAATATGAAGGTTCTGTAGAAGGATAACATATTTTTAAGAAGTTATGATAAGTGGTGTGGGTAGGGAAGGCTAAGAATAGGAACTTTCCTACCCCACTTGTGTTGTGATAGGAAGGGCGTAACCTGCATAGCGTCCTTTCGTTATTAAGGGCTTGTAGCTTAGCGGTCTAAAGCCGCGTACTTTAAAAATGTAGATTTATAAATAGAAGTACTAGTTAATAAAATGGTACTTCTAAAATGGTTAATTGTAAGTTCTGTAATAAAGAATGTAATAGTGTAAGCTATATACATCATGAAAATCAATGCAAAGAAAATCCCAATAATATATGGACTAAAGAAAGGCGTTTAAATCTTTCTAAAAAAGTGAAAGGGAAGAAAAAGAATTATTATATACCGAAATTTAGTTGTATATTATGTAGGCGTGAAATATCTAGTACTCAAGCCGATAAACATAAGTGTGATGGGGTTAAAAAACAAGAAGTTCGGACTTGTACATATTGTAAGAAGAGAGTGCGAAATAAAGAATTGCACTTTGACAAATGTAGACAAAACCCTAACTGGGTAAATGAGTCAGGTAAAAAATGGAGTAAAGAAAAAAGAGCTGCACATTCTATAGCAATGGCTAAAGCAGTTAGAGAAAATCCCGATTCGTATAGTAAAAACAATGTAAGCGGTAGAGTGAAGATAGTTGAATATAGGCCCGGGGTTAAACTTAAGGGTTCATGGGAAGTTAAGGTAGCTAGTTGGTTAGATATGCAGGGTATAATATGGGAAAGTGAAGTTAACCCGCAAGCGTATTACTATATAGATAAGTGGAGGTTATATTTTCCTGATTTTTATCTACCAGAATTGGGCATTTATATTGAAGTTAAGGGGTATAAAACAGACAGGGATGAGGCGAAATGGTTTTACTTTAGTGGGGATTTATATATAATAGATTCATCGTTAATTTATAAACTAGATGAAATTGATATAAATGATTTAATGTATAACGGTCCTTTAGTTTAAACAGGAATAAAACCCCCAACTCATAATTGGAGAAATGTCGGTTCGAGTCCGGCAAGGACCACCAAATAACGTTGATCTCTGGTTCGAATCCAGGCTGGCCCACCACTTTTATAAATGGAGAAGACATGCAACTAAATGAAGATCAATTGGCAATTACTAAGAAAGTAATTGAAGGCAAAAATATTTTTATTGACGGTCCAGGTGGTGTTGGTAAATCTGTAACAGTCAATCATATTCGTAAACATTTTGGTGAATCAACCGTATTCCTAGCTCCTACAGGAATTGCTGCTCTAAATATTGACGGCGCTACTATTCACTCAACATTCAAATTTCCTTTCAATGTTCTTTGGAAAAAGGATCACGGCCAGATCAATGAATCGACTCGTGAAGTCTTTGACAAAGACGGTCCAGTAAAGCGTATTGTCATTGATGAAATTTCGATGGTGCGAGTTGATCTATTTCGAGCAATTGATCAACAGCTTCGCAAGATTCGTCGCTTAAAGCATTCTCCATTCGGCGGTTTGCAAATCATTGTTGTTGGTGACTTTTATCAACTATCACCAGTTCTAACACCACGAGATAAGAAATTCTTCGACGAACATTTTGATTCTCCATTTGCATTTACTGATTCAACATGGTCTGAAGCTCAGTTTGAGCATTGTCCGTTAGACAAGATCATGAGACAAAATGATGTAGACTTTATCAGTAATCTCATGAAGATTCGTAATAAAGTTCAAGGCTGGGAACAGTCAGTTAGCTTCTTCAATAATGTTGGTCTGGAAAATAAAGAGCAAGTGCTTGATGAAGACCCTGTGTTTCTATGCACAACCAACAAAGCAGCAAATGCAATCAATGAACAGAACTATCAAGAGCTTGACGAAAAAGAAAAAGTCTTTACTGCCGCTAAGAAAGGTAAGTTCGGTGCTGAGCCATCTCCATTTGATCTGAAGCTGAAGTTCGGTACAAAGATTATCTTTACAGCAAATCATGATGACTTTAAGAATGGCCAGACTGGATATGTTGTTGGATTCGTCGGAGATAAGATTGAAGTCATTCTTGAACACGATGAGTCTAAGATTCTTGTTGAAAAGTATCGCTGGGAAGAAAAGGAATATGCAGCAAGCAAAGATAAGGGTTTGTATCAGTATCCTGTTGGCTCGTATACTCAATATCCGCTAAAACACGGATGGGCAGCTACGATTCATAAATGTCAAGGGCAATCTTTGGATCACGGAATCATTCATTTAGGTAATGGTGCATTCTGTCATGGCCAGACATACGTTGCTTTGTCTCGCATGAGGACACTTGAAGGTCTTGCTCTGTTCGATAAAATTCTAAAGAAAGACATTATTGTTGATGAAAGTATTCATGAATTTTATGAGAATGACTGTAAAGGTATCGGTTTGTTCTAAGGTGTAGCAAGCATTCTAACACTACTTAGAGATAATATATGTATGTTCAATCATCTATAAATTCAATGGTGTTAGAATGCTTTATAGGGACTTCTATGGATAAAAGATTTAAAGACCAGACTGTCATCTGTGTTGCAAGCGGTCCAAGTTTAACAGATGAACAGATTAGAATAGCAGAAGAATCAGAACATCCTATCATTGTTGTAAATGACAATTTTAAAAAAGTCATTCTCCCAGATATCATATTTGCTACTGACATTGTCTGGTGGTACAATAATTATCTCGATGTCATTGATACAATTGACCCAAAATATACAGAGCTTTGGACAATTAAAGATATAGGTCAACACTTCAAAAAGAAACGTCCTCACCAATATTCCATTCCTATTAATGAAGTTGGATATTTTCAACAGTCTGGGTTAGGTCTAACAAAAGTTCATCATGGTGGAAATTCTGGCTATATTGCGATTAACCTCGCATATCTTTTCGGAGCCAAGAAGATTATTCTGATAGGTTACGATCATCAGCATACGTATGGAAAAGCTCATTGGTTTGGAGATCATGATAAGACTAAATACAGAAGAAATGCTGAAGATACTGATCGCTGGATAAAGAATTTTTCTTGTTTAGCCAAAGACTTAAAGATAAATGGTATAGATTTAACTAACTGTTCAATTGAAACATCATTGACATCGTGCCGAAGATCGAGTATAGAGAGTGAAGTATGAGTGAAGTAAAAACAAGTGCAAATGTTATTATCACGAATGATGATGTTCGTGCTGCAGCAGAAATCATTCTAGGAGAAAATTCAAATACGAGTAAGTATGTTGCTTGGAATGGATCACTGGCTGCTGTCATCAATATGTGTATGCGTACTCATTTCATGAAAGAAGATAAACCAACCAAATCTTATCGTGCTGCAGTTCATGTCATTCGTACTGTAGTAAAAAGAATGGATAATACCCAAATGTGGGAAGTTAACATATGAAAACCACAGTTAACTTTATGGGTCGTCATGAATTTATTCGAATGATTAAAAATCAAGGTGAAGACATCGATGATAGTTTTGCTATCATCAGTATTAGTGATTATGATACTGAACGTGTAGATGTTGAAGTTGGAGTAAAATTGTATACGAACTGCAAAAATGCAATTTTTCTTGAATTTAAAGACACAGAGTTTGAAGATTGTATAAGCAATGAACAAGCAAAAAATTTAACTGACTTTATCATTGAACATGAAGGTAAGAATTTTATTGTTCACTGTTGGGCTGGTGTTTCTCGCAGTGCTGCTGTTGCTAAGTTTATAGACGAATATTATCATATTCGGTCACCAGCATTAGAATTTTATAAAATCTACAATAAAAGAGTTAAGAGTAAACTAGATTCTAGTTGTTGTGTAATGAGTATCAGTGATTATTATGAAGAGCTTGAATTAAATGAAAGAATTCATAACTATGAATCTAAATACTCTAATTGATAAGGTTAATTGAATAAATAATAGACAATGGTATCTTAAAGGATCATAATTATGTTTATTGTAGAGACATTATACAATAAAGCAGAAGCGGTGATGAGTCATGTTTTTCATCTTCTCTTGTGCATTATCTCAATTTTTATTTTATGGTGTGTAAGAATTGGATTTGATGCATGCCAAATTTTAGAGGAACTTTTACTATGAAATTGATTTTTTGTTTGAAATGCCAATCAACAGTCACTCTTTCCCAAAAGAAAGTACGAGTTTGTGAATGTGGCCAAGCTAAAGCGATGTACATTGATGAGCTAAATGCAGTGTTCACAGCAGAAGAAAATCGCTATATCCTAATAGGATTCGCAAACTACACTCTGCAGAAAGTTGTGTCTGAGTATTTTCAATACGGATCAGAAAGCAGTTTGGGAATCAACTTTACATCGTTTCTTATTCCTGAGCCGTGTGACACTTTTCGAAGAGTTTGCGATAAAGAATTTAAACAACTTTCTTTAAAACTGTTTACAGATGAATAATACTTGATATAATAGTATATATCAACTAGTGAAAACTGAAAGGAATATATTATGAATAACTTTTTTCGCGGAAAGATTGAAGCATGTATTGAACTCAGCGAAGGTGATGCTGAAAAGTTTAAGAAGTGGTCTATTAAAGTTACTTCATTAACTGATCAAGGATTTCATCAATTACCAATCACTGACACTGCTTATCAAATGCTTAAACGTGGAGAAAGTATTTCAGCTACGATTAATGCAACATTGTAAAGATTTGCCTGTGTGGGCCAATTGGTAGAGCGTCCCAGTAATAGCTTTCAGATTAAATGCTCGGGTAATCCAATTAGGCAGAGATAAGGGATTTAAACTCCCTCCAGTGTGGGTTCGAGTCCCACTCCGAGTACCATTTTATACCCCTTGTTCCCGACAGGAGTCTTCTAAACTCCTACTTAAAACGTTGGGCGGAAGTGGCTGGTTCGACTCCAGCAAGGGGTGCCAATTAAGTGTATATTGTCAGACTGTATGACATTTGTTTAATAAATAGAATTATATATCAAACAGAGAGCATTTAATATGAAAAGTTTTACAGAATTTTTAAACGAAGCAAGAACCATGCCACCGGCACTCAAGAAAAAGATAGATGATATTAATTAAGGTAGCATGGGCAATAGCCTAAATGATGAATTTAAAAAGCTAAAAAGTCAGATAACAAGCAAATTATGAAAGCGATCACCAAAAAAAGATGCTATAATCGACGCGAGATCTAATTTAAAATATTTGGATTGGGCTAAATCTTTTATCAAGCAGGCACAATCTACTCCTGAATTTAGTGATCCAGAAGATATTGCAAATTCTGCGGGTTTGAATTATTCAGATTATGAAATGTTTTCAAAGGAAATTAACAAGCATATCAAAAAAATAACAGGCAAAAGAAATATATGATTTTGTTAAGAGTATTGGATAAATAGAACTGTAAAAACACTAGAGTAGCTCAATTGGCAGAGCAGAGGGTCGATAACCCTTTGGTTGTAGGTTCGAGTCCTTCCTCTAGTACCAG